TGAGCAGGGCGAACCCCATCTGCCAGTCACCCGTCCCACCCTTCAAATACTGGGCGAGTTTCTGGTTCATCAAATGACCAACCTCAACACCTGTGATCTGCCGGGTGATGTTCCCGGCGAAACCGTTCGTCTTCGAGCACACACCCATCCTGTGCGTGTGACCCATCACGACACTTGTTGAGAACTTCACCGCCGCGTTCAACGCGGTGTTGCCGGCAACCCTGGACAAGCTGATCTGGCCCCGATGCCCGTGAGTGGTGATCCACCCAGGTGCGATCTTGTTGAACTCAGGTAACAGTGTAACCTCGAACTGCCTAAAGTCAAGTAGCGTGTCAAGGTTGAACGCCCCGGACTCAGCCAGCGCCGGCGCATACTTGGCTAGGTATGTGCGTGGCCGTTCGTCGTGGTTGCCTTCGTGGACACCGACTGGGCCTGCATATACTTTGCGTAGCGGTTCGAGGAACACTTGTTTGGCTTGTTCGGAGTCAGCGAACACAGATCCCTCGAACTCGCCGGCGGTTCCTTTGTTCCACCTGGACGGCTGAGGGTAATCCATCAGATCACCGATGTGGATTACCTCGTCGGGTTGCAGGTCACCTATGGCTTTGATTACCGCTTTGAGTGCTTTACGATCATGGTATGGGATTTGGGTGTCGGAGATAACGAAGATTCGTTTACTCATTTTCCAGCCTGTCTATTTCGCGGTCCAAGTACCACCGGGCTTTGTAAAGGTCTTCTAGTTCGTCTGTTTTTCTTCCAGCCCTGGCAACGTATTTCACTATGTTGCCCCGGCAGAAGTTGAGTTGTTCGGTGAGGTCGATGACTTGGATTCGGTTGAATTGGTAGTGATCGGGTGATACAGGGTCACTCATCAGCGTCCTCCTCCTCAGACCACACATAATCATGAATACGCTCCACCCAACGAGGGAACTCCATCCCCACCGAAAAGTTAACTTCCAAACGCACCGATAATCTCCTTCAACTTGTCAGGCTGATAACCAATAACAGGGTCGAACCCGTCAGCTTCAATAACAGGGGTTGACTTCGCCCCAAGCCACCTTTCCAAATAATCCTTCGACACCAAATCCCGGCTGATATCCACAATCTCCGGGTCCATGCCGGCATCCCACATCTTCTGCACAACCCTGGTGCATGGCCGGCACCCAGGTTGGGTGTAAACAATCACCTGACTCATTTGATCCTTTCGATTAAAGCGTTCCTGCCGTGTTTGACCACCAACGAGTTCACGTCCTCCCCCGGCGGCATAGGGATCACTTTCGCGTTCGGCAACTGTTCAGCTATCGACGTTCCGAACTTCTGCCCCGCCTGGTCACCATCGGCCAGCACGTACACGTCCCGGTACCCGAGGAACAGGTCACGAAAGTGGGGTTGCCATAAATGCGCCCCGGCCACCCCCACTGCGGGGATTCCGCACAAGTCTGCGGTTACCGCATCTATTTCACCTTCGGTGATCGCCACCGCAGGTGTTTGTTGCATGAGTGCTGCTGTGTTGTATAGATGCGGTTTGTCACCTGCCACTGACATGTATTTGCCGTGCCCTTGGTGTTCGTGGTTTTGCAGGCACCGGAAACGGATCGCTATAACACCTGCCGGCCTGAGATAAGGTATGGCTAGGTATCCGCGAAACATTTCATGCCCCGGCATCGGATCTGCCACGAATCCAAGTTTGTATCTGTCACCGATTGACGGGTTTTGTAAACCTCTAGTCGTCAAATACTCTGATGCTGGGCTTGCGGGTAGGCTTTGGTGGTAGTGTTTGGCCGCTTGATTCAGATAGTGTCTCTGCGATTCGTTTAGCTGATGAATAGTTGATTCCTTTCTGTGTGGCGATCAGCGTCACCGGGTTGCCTTTGACCCCGCAGCCCAAACAGTTGAACGCTTCTAGTTGGTAGGAGATTGCGGCGGATTTGATGGTGTCGGGGTGGAATGGGCACAGGGTGTGTACCCATTTCTTTCCGTTGTCCGGGGGTGGTTCCCACCCTGGTGTGAGGTATTGGATCGCTTGGGTTATCAATGGTGTTTTCCTGTGTTTGTTGTGTCGCCTGTTAGGGTTTGTCCAATAGGTTTTGAGGTTTCCTTTGTGTTTTGTGTGTTTTTGCCATTTGAACCTGCCCCGGTGTTTACCCATTGTCAAGTTTGCATGTCGGGTGTGACCCGCTCACCGATAACACGAACCGCCGGCGGCTCAGTCAAATAGTCGATACACCGCTCAAAGAACGCAATCTCATCCCTGGCGTGACCCAAAACCCGTGAGTTACACGGGTGGCACAACAACCCCCGAACCAAACCGGTTTTGTGGCAGTGATCCACCGATAACCGTTTGCGTGCCCCTGTGGCCCGCTGGCAGATGAAACACCTTCCTAGCTGATAGCGGTGTATCGCCCAATACTCGTCCCCGGTGATGCCGTACACCTGAATCCAACGCTGCTCCTGGGTTTGGGAACGCCTACTGGCCCTTTTCGCCCTGTGGTGTGTGGCGCACCGTGGGCCGGGGTGCGGCGCTTTCCTACCAGTGGTGATCCCTTCATCGACACAATCAATGCAGTTCTTCCGTTTGTGCCGTCGATCCTGGGAACGATTACTTGGCCTGCGCCTAGCCGTCGTCACCTGGACACCACCCAAGCAATCAACAACACATTCGCCAACCAAATGAACAAAGCAACAGTCAACAAAACATCCAAGTTCACGATCTGTCCTTAATGGTCATAGTGTCACCCCAAAAATCCAACGCCACATAATCAAAACCAGAAGGATCAGCCTTACCCGCACGGTTCTTCACAGTGGAAATCCGCAGGGAAGCCGGCCCCAACGGTTCGTTCACTTTATGAAGCGTCAACACCATTTCCGGCACACGAGCCAACTGCCCCTTCACACCCGAGAGCGGCACATGGCCTTCGGCATCGTTGTACTTACCGGTCACATGATGTAAACCGACTACGCATGATCCTGTTTTGCGGGCTTTGTCGTGCAAAAAATCCATCAACGATTCCAGGCCGGCGAACGGGTTCTCATCGTTCTCCTGCCCGCCGGTACGAACATTGGTGATGTTGTCCACGATCAACAAAGCCGGGTAGTCGCCTTGGAGTTCCCAATACGATTTCAGAACCTCTTTGATCCTCCCCAGGTCAGGTGATGCGTCATAGACGAACCTGATGGGTATGCCGTCGAACTTTTTTCCGTCGTCCCCGATGTTGCCTGCGCGAACCATGTTCGTTGTTTCGGATAACGGTTTCCCTGTGAGGATTGACAGGGTTCTGGATAGTTGGGTGAAAGCGTCGGAGTCTGCTGACAAATACAGGGTGGGTATTTTGGCTTTGAGTGCGTAGGTGAGGATGAGCGCGGATTTGCCGACGCCGGGGCCGGCGCAAATCAACGCTAGTTGCCCGCGTAGGAAGTTCGTTCCTTTCTGTTCAAGTGTTTTCCACACTGCGGGTAGGGGGTCACCGGAGTGCCCTTTGACGTGTAGTGATTGGTTGAGGGTGAACACTGTTCTCCTAATGTCAAGTTGCGTATCTGCAAGCCCAGTTCACATCACAGAAAGCGCACTTCTTCGGGTCTGGGTCGGGGTCAAACCTTTCGGCTTGAATGTTTTCCTCAAGCCTCAGGAACGCTTCTCTGACCCGTTCCCGCGTCCACTCCCCGATCCGGTAAGGAACAGTCGGTTTCCCCGACTTCCCCATCCAAAAATCGCCCACCGTGGGCGGGGCGATACCAAAGCTTTCAGCCAACGCCACCCCGTACACCCCTAACTGGAAATCGTCACCAGGACTGTTACCGGTCTTGTTGTCCCTAACAACCAAACCTTCCGGAGTGTCGATCACCGCATCAATGAACCCCCGAACCAGAACACCATCCAAATCAATATCGAAACCTAGTTCGATACCTGGGCTTCCATCTGGGGCGATCCAGATAACTTCCTGCGGATGACCTGCATACCAGCGAATGTACTTTTCGCACTGATCCAAACCAATCGAGTAACGCCTCTCAATGTCAAGTTCACCACCGTAAGGGCCGGACTTGAACCAAAACTCGAAGTTCGGTGTGACCTGACAGGCTTCCTCGATGTGCCGGCTGTAGGACTCCCTAAACACATCCTGCATCGTTTCAAGGGTCATGGTTCGACCGGATCGCTCGTAGGCTTCAGCAGCCTCGTGAACCGCCGAGCCTTGGGCTAACCAAGCAGCCGGCCTAGACCAAACCTTGTCGATGCGGGAAAGCTTGTAGGCGTAAGGGCAACGCTCATACAGCTTCAGTTGGGACACCGACCTGTGCATCTCAAACCTTCCCAAAAATGGTCAGTTCACCGTGACCGAACATCATCTGCTCATCCTCGATGACTTCTCTGTGTGTCACAGTGAACCCGTCAAACCTTTGTTTCACGGCCAGGTATTCAGGGTCGTCGTCCGCGACGAGGACACTCCGGTACACGAAACCTTCGCCGTGGTTTCGTTCGCCGGCGAAGATCCAATGCGGGTTGGCATAGCTCAAACCTTCTTCCAGTTTCATGTGTTCTTCCACTTCTCCGCCCTGTGCCGGGGCGAAGATTAAAACACGTGGATCTGACAACAAAAAATCTAAGGAAGTTGGGGTGGGAGCTTCCACAGCC